GTACATGACAGGCGTAACAGATCCAAAAGATCTAGCATATGCTCTATTGGCAGCGATTGCCCCAGTAGCATTACGTGCAATTAATCCAAGCGATACAGCATTTGGAAGACTTCCAGATGTAGCAGAAATTGAAAAAGCAGCAAAGTCTGCAAAAAAACCTGCTAAAAAGTAAACAGGTGTAATTTGAGACAGGTGGTTTTAATTAACTGCCTGTCTCTTAATTATAATGGTACAATAACTATATGATAAAAGAAGGCGACATGGATAAATGAACACATTTTATTTTTGGCATTCATTGGTTATTGGTTTATTAATGATATCCTCATTTTTTTGGGGCAGATCCTATCAAGGAAAAAAAATCAATGAGCAATAACAGGTTAAGAAAAAATAGAAAGAAAAAATACGCACACAACCAAATTCAAATAAAAGATGGTTGGATCGTTCGTGTCAGAAAAGATGGAACAATTAAAGAAAAATTTTCAAGATATGTGGCTAATCATGAAAAAGAGGATTAGTCTTGTATAAGATAAATGAACTATATGTTAGACCTCAAGTAAAGAAAATAGATAATATAACACAAAAAATTGGTATTGATCCTAAAAATATAGGTTTGTTTGAAGACTTTATAACCAAAGAAGAAGTGTCTGAAATATTAGAAGAATGCAAAAAACACGAACCTGAATATGAAACTCATCATGTTCATGGAAAAACTTTAGCATTTGGTCAAATTGATAATGAAAAATTGCGTAATTTTGCACTCTATTTAATGCCTAAAATTGCAGAAAATGCTGAAAGTTTTTATAATATGAAACAAGTTGTTGACAGATCGTTGCAATATACGTTTCATCCAAATGGAACTTACATAAATCCACATACAGATGTCATAGGTTGGGAACCCAAGCATGATGAAAAAAATGAATTTTCTGTTATTGAAAAATATTATCCGTATTTTTGGACTGGACATTTATCAACCATACTTTATTTAAACGATGATTTTGATGGTGGAGAGTTATTCTTTCCAGATTTTAATATTGAGATTAAGCCAAAGCCAGGAATGTTAGCAGTATTTCCAGGCAACACTCACTATTTGCATGGAGTTAAAGAGGTTGTTGGCAACACTAGATATACTGCAGCATTGTGGACAAAGTTTAAAGATTTTGACAATTCTATCTAATATTAAAACAATAACTTATAGGCATCATAGGTAAATCTTAATTCTTCTTTTGGTATTTCTTCTCCAATATCAAATGTAAACCAGGTTGGCATAGTATACCTTTTTCCTGATTCCATATTTAAAACTCCATGTTTGTATCTGCTAGGAAATAGGACTAGTTTGCCAGGTTCTGGCACTATAGTCAAATCAATTTCAGGAAATATTAATTCTGCACCCACAAAATCTTTATTAAGATAGCATATTGCAGATAAATTATATCTGTAGTATTCATTTTCTAAAACTGGTTCACCATCTGGAGTCTCGCAATCAGTATGTACTGGCATAACGTCACCATCTTGTAAGTTCCATTTTAATAAATGAGTTCTGCCTATTGGCCTTTCTTTAAAAATTACATCATAGTTAACTGTATAATGATCATAAACTTCTTTATATATTCTTTCTTCTTGTTCTTCTAATATTTTTAATATTTTTTCATCATCTATTTCGCTTCTATATATTCCGCTAGTCCTAATATCCCCATCTAGCCATTTAGACAAATAACCTGTAGTGTCTTCATCTAAAAAATTATCTACTATTTTTACCCCATGTAGGCCAATTCCTATTTTGTTATATTCAAAAATATATTTATTGTAGTCCATGCATTAATTATACCATTTAAGGTCAATATGCTATAATTAAAGGATAAACAGTTTAAAAGATAAGCGAGCAAATGAATATCAAAGATAGTTTTAGCCCAGAATATAGGATGATAGATGATTTTCTATCAGATGATGAATTAAAGTATGTATTAAATCAATATGATAGCATTACAGAAGATTACTGGGAAGACGAATTTAACTATATATATCCAAAAGAGCACGAAGTTGATAAAAATTATTGGCAAGGAATAATTGGTTGGAAGGGCATGTCTATAAATCTAAATAGAAAATGTTTACATCACTATAGTCGTATGAGAAAAAATAATATAGATGTAGATTTTTTTGATGACATATCTAATAAATCAAAAAAGCATATACAAGAAAGATTTGGTTTTAAAGTAATGAGAGAAGATTATACATTAAATAGGTGGAGGGTTGGAAGAGAACAAAGACCACATATAGACTATATTGAAAGTGAAGAAGATAACGATCACGATGCACTAAACAAACATGAAATGACCAAGTCTTACTTAGATGTATTTGAAAAAGATTTTCACACCAAACATTTTGCAACAATAATCTATCTTAATGATGATTTTTCTGGAGGAGACTTATATTTTCCAGAACATAACAATTTAATAATTAAACCAAAACCCAAGATGTCAATTAATCTAAAGGGAGATTCTAACAATATACATGGAGTAGAGATGATGACTAGTGGGGTCAGGAAAACACTTTCTATGTTTTGGACTAAACAATGAATTATACAAAAAATAAAAAAATGTTGGCTATTGATAATTTTGTAGAAGACTTTGATTTAAGTTTAGGTATTGATATTATAGATGATCCTAAATTTAAACACATGCTTCACAAAGAAGGTCACGGACACGTTAGAAGACATAATCCAGTTGATCCAAAATCTGTAAAGTTAGCAAAAAAATATGCAGATAAGGCATATCAAACATATCTAGATTTTTGTCCAGAAGACATTGATAAAAATAAAAAAGTTTGGATTCATACCATGCACTTGTTAAAATATACAACAGGTGGATCAATGCTTGTACATACTGATTGGATCAATGATGAGTGTAGTGATTGTATCTTGAGTGCAGTAGTATATTTTAATGAAGACTTTACTGGTGGAGAGATTGTATTTCCATTTTTAAATGATGAGGCAGTGATAGTGCCACCAAAAACTGGATCTGCATTAATTTATCCAGCAACAGAGACAGAATATTCACATGGTGTAAACATAGTTACATCTGGAACAAGATATGTAATAGGATATTGCTTTACTACTAATGAATCTAAGGCACCAGCACTTTACAAGTTATATTAATTGCTCTATTGGTCCATGTGTAAACTGAATAAAGTTATGACCTAATATTGGTGAGTTAAATATTATTTCGTTCCAAGCCTTTATATTGCCAATAAATTTCATATTGTTCATTCCAGGTATCTCGTACATCAAGTTAATATTATTTTTTGTACAATAGTTTTTTACATAATTTAAATACATTATTGGGTAGTCTTTACCAAAACAATTTAAAATTAAAAACTCATTTTCTTGATAACTCAACGCACTGACCATTACTGGAGAGTTTTCTGGCTTTAACCACAGTGGAACATCTTCATACTTAAGCCACATACACTTATATGTTTTGCATGGATCTGTTGGTCTTTTTTCATATGCACCACATTTTTTATTAACTACATCTAAGAATATACATGGCTTGCCATTTCCCATTATGTGACCATTTACATCTCCATATAGCGTTCCGTCACAACATTTTGTACATGTACCACACTGTTTAGCCACTACCAACCACCACCACAAATTTCTTTATAATGATGTTTTGTTGTCTTTCTGATAGTTTTTTTAGTAGGAGCGTACATATCTGTAAAACAAGATGGGCATTGATAATACCATTCTTTACTAAAATAATCATAAATATAGCCTCTAAGGGTTTTATTTTTATTTTTTACAAATTCTTCAAAGGGATAAAGAACATCATTTGGGGTAGGCATACAACTAGTATAGCAGTATAGCAAGATTATGTCAATACTGTATAATATAAATATGTCTTGGAAAATAAATGTATCTGAATGGTTTAAGGACAATGTTCAAAATTGTGAAACATCAATAAGTCCAATTGAGTTAAATTTTAAGAATACTAGTATAGGGCTAAACATTCAAAAAATATCAAATGTTCATATAAATTATGTAAACAACAATACTGATATTAATGTAGTATCAGATCCAGTATATATATCAACCTTTACGAAAAATTATTTTCACATGATGTTTGATGAAATAGGCATATATCTTTATATAAAGCAATTTGTTCCAGATTTAAAACTATACATGTTTAGAGAATTTGATGACTATGAATTTAAGATGCCAACTAACAATAGAATTAGTGATGCTTTTTCCTACATAGGCATCGATACCAGTAAGTATTTATTTAATTTAAATGAATGTAATATATTATTTAACAATGTATATGATATAACCAGTAAAGCATATCTAAGAGATAACTCAGATCAATATAAAGAAATATTAAAAATATTAAAAAACCATTTTGCTAATTTTATAAAAGATGAGAGTAGATATGATAATATATACATAACAAGAAAAACTGTTAAAGATTTTATAAACCCTAATAGAGAAATATTAAATGTAGATGTCCTTGAACAATATTTTAAAGATATTGGTTATGTGGTGCTTGATTTAAACGATATATCTTTTTTTGATCAGATGCAAATTTTTGGAAATGCAAAAAAAATTATAGGTCCAAGTGGTGCTGGATTTACCAATCTTATTTTTGCTAAAGAGGGCACGGTTGTTGTTGAAATAAATCCAGACACAGAATCTCATTTAACAGAAATATTTAAACAGATGGCTGAATCATATAATCTCAAGTTTGATAGAATTAATTTACCAAAAATAACAGATGGGTATGAGATAGTTAAAATATTAAAAGAGCAGTTTACAGACATGCTCAGGTCCCTCTAGTTAATATTAAATAACTATGAGTCTATTTTAACTGAATTTGTTTAGGTTTTTTATCTTCTGGCACGATTCTTTCAATCTTGACAGTCAATAGTCCATCAACCAATTCAGCATTAGTTACTTCCATATATTC